CCGGCAGACAGCCGCATCCGCGAATCTTCGTCGTGCCGTAGGTAGCCATCAACATGCGATGGGCACTGATTTGAAATACCTTTGCACGCACTGGTTTCATCACTTTCCCGGTCATCGTTTGTATCAATCGCACGGCGTTCGTAGAATTGTGGTATGCCGTCTGCCGACGAGCCGAAACCGAAACGCAAGACCGCTTCCAAGCCGAAGCCCGCCACTTCGCCGACCCAATCGCGAAAACAGCGAACCGGTTCCAGTTACGACGCCTACCGCGAGTCGCAGGCCGAAATCAGCCGCGAGCGGTCGAAGGCCGGTCGGGACATCGCAGAGAACTTCCCACCCATCGTGGACGCGGCCCGGCGCAACGCCGGGATGGACGACCTGCGTCTATTCGCGGAGACGTACTTTCCCGAACGGTTCGCGATGGCGTGGAGCGACGACCACCTGAGAGCGTTGGCGAAACTTCAAGACTGCATTCTCGAAGGCGGTCTGTTCGCGTTCGCCATGCCTCGCGGGTCGGGCAAAACGACCCTTGTCGAGATCGCGGCCCTGTGGGCGGTCCTGTACGGGCACCGGTCGTTCGTCGTCGTCGTCGGGGCGGCGCAGGACTTGGCGAACCAAATCGTCGCGAACATCAAAAACGAAGTCGAGACGAACGAACTGCTCATCGGCGATTTCCCCGAAGCGTGCTACCCGGTCGTGGCGCTGGAGGGCATCGGGAACCGACAGATGGGCCAGACGTTCCACGGCGAGCGGACCCGCATCGACTGGTCCGACGGCGTGGCGGTGATGCCGACGATACCCGGTTCGCCGTGTTCCGGTTCGGTCATCGAGGCGAAGGGCTTGACCGGCTCCATTCGCGGGATGAAGCGGGCGGCCGACGGCGGGCGTCAGTTGCGGCCGGACCTCGTGCTGTTGGACGACCCGCAGACGGACGAAAGCGCACACTCACCCTCGCAGAACAAGACACGGGAAAAGCTCATCAACGGGGCGGTTCTCGGCCTCGCCGGCCCCCGGAAGAAGATCGCGGCCATCATGCCGTGTACGGTCATCGCGCCCGGCGACATGGTAGACCGCATCCTCGACCCGCAGCGGAACCCGCGATGGAACGGCGAGCGGACGAAGATGCTCTACGGCACGCCAACGGCGACGGCGCGATGGGACGAGTACGCGGAAATCCGCCGCGAGTCGTTCCGCATCCACGGCGACGGCCGGCTGGCAACGGAGTATTACGCCTCCCACCAGGAGGAAATGAACGCCGGGTGCCGGGCCGCGTGGGAAGAGCGGTTCAACGGGGACGAGCTGAGCGCCATCCAGTCTGCGATGAACATCAAGATCGACACCCCGCGAGCGTTTGCGGCCGAGTACCAGAACGAACCGGAAGCGGAGGAAGCCGAAAACGGCGCGAGCAATATCGAGCCGGAAGAACTGTTAGAGAAGGTCAACAGCATCCCCCGGCAGACGGTGCCCCGCGAGGGCACGCGGCTGGTGGCGTTCGTGGACGTGTCGGCGACGGTCCACTGGTTCACGGTGATGGCGTTCGACGAGACGTTCGGCGGCCGGGTCATCGACTACGGCTGTTATCCGAAGCAGAACCGCAGCTACTTCGCCCAATCGGACGCAAGGCCGACGCTGGCCGACGAGTTCCCGACGTTCAGTGAGGAAGCCCGCGTGTTCGCGGGGCTGGGCGCGTTGACAGGCGTGATGCTCGGCCGATCCTACAAGCAGCACGAGACGGGCGTAGAGTACAAGGTCGAGCGGTGCCTCATCGACAGTGGCTGGCAGACGGCGACGGTGATGCAGTTCTGCCGGCAATCGGGGTTCGCGTCGGTGCTGATGCCGTCGAAAGGCTTCGCGGTGAGCGCGTCCGGTCGCGGGATCGACGAATGGCAGAAGCGGCCGGGGGAACGGAACTCGCCGCCCGGGATGAACTGGAAGATTTCATCGCAGGCCGGTCATTCGGGCCGGCTGTGCGTCTACGACCCGAACTGGTGGAAGTCGTTCGTCGTGGACCGGCTCCGCACGCCGATGGCCGCAAAGGGCTGTTTCAGCGTGTTCGGCAAGGAAAAACACACGCACCAGCTGTTCGCGGACCACCTCGCGAGCGAATACCGCGTGCCGACGGAGGGGCGCGGGCGGAAGGTGGACGTGTGGAAAATGCGGCCGAACTTCCGGGACAATCACCTGTTCGACTGCGTCGTCGGCTGCCACGTCGCGGCGTCGGTCGCGGGCGTGCCGTGGAGTGCGGCGGAAGCGGCCGGGCAGACGGCGAAGAGCGTGAAGCCCCCGCCCATTTCGCTCCGCGAACTGCAAGAGAAGAATCGAGCGGAGAAAGCGAAGGAACCGCCGCCCGCGAAACCCGACGCACCGCCGCCCGCATCACCGGCACCGGGGGCGGCGAAGAAGCCCATCAGTTTGCGGGAGATGCAACAAGAGAACCGGAGGAACAGGCGATGAAACCAGTGCGTGCAAAGGTATTTCAAATCAGTGCCCATCGCATGTTGATGGCTACCTACGGCACGACGAAGATTCGCGGATGCGGCTGTCTGCCGGCAGGGTTCAGGGTGCTTCAATGCCAGTCTGCCGGTTGGGTTCACGGCGGCGCGGTTGAAATCCTTGTCGAACACGAATCATTTCCAGCCACTATCGAAGGGTGCGTATTCCCGGTGAACGATTGCCGGTGCCTGTTGGAATTCGCACCGGTCGAAGAGTTGGGATCCCCCACCGTCGTGGAGTCGTCGCCGTGAACGCGCCCCACGAAATGATAGACGACGAGTTCTGTTGTGTCGGCCACTACGAACCGACCCTTGACGGTAGCCTCGTCGTTGGCCCGGCGTGCCAGCGGTGCCGGCACTGCAAACAGTGGGTGCGTCCGAAGAACTTCGGCGACCCGTGCCCGAAGCGAACCGCCACCATCCCCACCCCCCCACCGGAGGCCGCGTGACGAAGACGCCCAAGCCCAAGTTCGCTGTTCCGAAACGGAAACCAAGAGGTCTCTGTTGCCCAGCGTGCAACAGCACGAAGATTCCGGCACTCTACACCCGTCGCAAAGGCAAAGAGTCGCATCGGGTGCGCAAATGCCGGGATTGCGGAGAACGATTCACCACATCGGAGATGGTCGTAAACCATGAACCTCCAAGCCGCCCTTGAATCGGTGGGACTGAATCATGTCGGCCTTCAAGTCCCAATCATCCCCCCGCGTATTCCGGGCATTTACTTCCTGTCGCGGTGGGGGAAGATCGTTTATGTCGGCCAATCTATCGACGTGATTCGTCGAATCAAAGAGCATGTTGAAGCCAAGAAATTTGGCTTTGATAAGGCCGAATACATCGGCGTGTCTGAAGACCAGTTGACCGAACTCGAAAGCCAACTCATCGAATTGCTCAGGCCGGAATATAACCGGACCAGCCAAAACGCCAAGTATTTTGAACCCCTGTTGCAACCTGAAGAGGTTCGGCAACTGGCGTCAGCAATCGTCCAGCAACGAGAGGATGGCATCAAGTTCGACGATTTGCTTCGCATCGTGGAAGACGACAGCGGGTTCAGGATTGATCGCAAATATTTCGACCGGTGCCTCGATTCGGAGAAGTCCGTCACTTGGCATCAAGCCCTCGCGGTTTTCATCCCATCCGCCAAGTAGTTGCATAGATGCTGTACCTGCCCTTCCATTTCAAGCACTTTCGCACTCATTCCGCCAAATCCCAATCGTAGAAGTCGAGTAGACGCACATTCCGCACGCTCACGCGGGACGGCTACTTGGCTACCGAACTGACCGCCGAAGAACTCGTCGAACTGGCGTCCGCGCCGGCAAGCGTGAGCGTCGATGGTCAGACGGTCAGCGAACGGTCGGCCGACGACGTGATCAAGTTGGAAAATCGCGCCATCGGCAAAACGGTCCTCGCCGGTGCCAACAATAACGGCGGCCCGCGAAGCGCGTTCAACTACTGCCGGCCCGGTCGGTTCAAGCCTCCTGGCGGGGGGCCGACGTGATGCGAAACACGAACCCCTTCCCCAACAGCAATTTTTCGCCGCGAGGTTTGCGGCAGTTGCGGGCGGGATACGAATCCGCCAAAACCGGATCCGAGAATCAAAACCACTGGAGCGCGGCCGACGACCTCGGCCCTGTGTCCGCACACACCGCTTCGGTTCGTGGCACGCTTCGCAAACGGTGCCGGTATGAGCGGGACAATAATCCGCACCTTTGCGGGTTGCTCAAGACCTACGCCCACAACCTTGTCGGCACCGGCCCCCGGCTGAATATCCAACTCGGGACGCAATTCCACGAGTCCGCCCGCGAAGTCGAAAAGGACTTCGCCGCGTGGGCGAAGGCGGTGGACCTCGCGGACAAGCTGCGACTGATGGCTGAAACGCGGCCCGTCGATGGCGAGTCGTTCGGTCGGCTCGTGACGAATCCGCTGAACCCCCATCCGGTCAAACTCAATCTCCGCGTCTACGAGGCCGAGCAGATCGCGACGCCGGGCCTGCGAACGCAGTTCGACACGTCGTTGACCGACGGCATCGAATTCGACGCGAACGGCAACCCCCGCGTTTATCACGTCCTCAAGGAACACCCCGGCGATGCCTGGAGTTTTTACGGGGACGCCGAACGAGTCGAAGCCCGATTCATGCTTCACTGGTTCCGCCCTTCGCGACCGGGTCAGACGCGGGGCGTATGCGAACTCGCGGCTTCGCTCGGCATTGGAGCGCAAACGCGGCGGTTCTCGCAAGCCGTCCTCACGAAGGCCGAAGCCAACGCCAACGTCAGCGGCGTGATGAAGACGAACGTGCCGCTGATGGATTCGGACAATCAGCCAGTCGAACTGAAGATGATGGATGACATCGAATTCCCTCGCGGAACGATGCTCACCATCCCGGAAGGATTCGACGCGACAAAGTTCGATAACGGCAGCGACACGACCGGGTTCGGCGAGTACGTCGCGGTTCAATACACGACGCTCGGCCGCCCGCTGTTGATGCCCCGCAACCTTGTGACGGGCGATTCGTCCGGGTTCAACTTCGCGTCGGGCAAACTCGACTATCTGCCGTTTTATCAGGAGATGTGGATCGAACGCGACCGCCTCGCGGCCCGCGTTCTGAACCAACTTTTCCAAGCCTATTACCTCGAAGCGTCCCTTCGCGGTCTCATCCCCGAAGACCTGCCCGCCATCAACGAGTGGTCGTGGGATTGGCATTGGGACGGCTTCCCGTCGATCAACCCGGAAAAGGACGAAGCCGCCCGCGAGATGCGACTGGCGAACAACGTCACCACGCTTGCGGAAGAGTGCGCGGGCGAGGGGAAGAACTGGCGCGATGTCATCGACCAGCGGGCCATCGAGCGCGAATACATGCGGGCGAAGGGGATGGACCCGGACGCCGCGATGAAGCCGAAAGCGGCGACCCAACCGGCACCCGCCGACGCCAACGTGGACCCGGCCGCCGCCACCGCATCGGAGGCCGCAGCGTGAGCAAGCGTTCGTCCAGAAATCGCAAGCGATTCTATCGCATCGAGGCCGCAGCCGAACCGAAGACGTTCGCCATTTGCGGCGAGTCGGAACCGATGGAACTGGTCGCGGCCGGAGAGGGCGCGGCACCGAACAGCCCCAAGAAGTTTTCGATGGTCGCGTATACGGGCGCGGCGATGCAGGTGGGCTACGGCTACCCGGTCGTCGTGGATCTTGCCGGCGGCGACCCGCCGCGTCAGGCCACGCCCATCTTCCGCAACCACGACCCCGACCGGATTGTCGGGCATACGAACACGGTCGAAGTCACGCCGCAACGCATCAAGGTTTCCGGGGTGATGTCGGGCGACCCGGAACAAGTGGACCCCATCGTCGCGTCGGCCGGTCGCGGGTTTCCGTGGCAGGCCAGCATCGGGGCGAAGGTCGGCAAACTCGAATTCATCGAATCGGGCCAGAAGGTCAAAGTCAACGGCCGCAATTTCGACGGGCCGGTCTACGTCGCGCGTCAGTGGACGCTCGGCGAAATCAGTTTCGTTCCCATCGGCGCTGACACGAGCACTTCCGCTTCGGTCGCGGCCAGTCAACAAGTAGGAGTCGCACCAATGGACGAGAATCTCGCCAAGCGCCTGAAGGCCGACGGGTTCGACCCGACCGCCCTGTCCGCCGAAGCCATCGCCAACATGAAGGCGATGTACGCGATGAAGGACGCGGCCAAAGAACCGTCCCCGGCCCCAAAGCCCGAAGCCGTCCCGACCGCCACCGACGTGCGTGCGGCCGGTGACGCGATGCTCGCGGAATCGGCCGCGACCATGCTCGCGAACTATCGCTCGAACATCGTCGCCGAACAACTCCGCGTCGATGCCGTGGCGCGGACGTGCAAGAAGTACGACAACCCGCGATTCGATGACGGCACGACGGTCGAAGCGAAGGCCATCGCGTCGGGATGGGACGAACAGAAAACGCACCTCGAATGCCTGCTCATCGCTCGCGGCACGGGCACGCCGAACTTCATCATGGCCTCGCAGAAGCGGGACGTGGCGAAGCCCGATGTTCTCGAATGCGCGCTCGCCCAGAGTCGCGGCCTGCCGAACATCGAAAAGCACTACAAGCCGGAAACGCTGGAGGCCGCGAACCGGCACTTCCGGCACATCGGCGTGCAACAACTCTTCCTGACCGCCGCTTCCGCGAACGGCTATCAAGCCGGGCCGGGCGAACGGATCAACAACGGCAACATCCGCGAAGTCCTCCGTGCGGCGTTCGGCGGCGGGCACATCCAGGCCAGCGGGTTCAGCACCGTCTCGCTGTCGGGCATCCTCGGCAACGTCGCGAACAAGGAACTGTTGACCGGCTACATGGAGGAAGATCAGACGTGGAAGGAAGTCTCGCGGACCACGTCCGTGAACGACTTCAAGCAAGTGACCGCGTACCGGATGCTCGACAACATGGAGTACGAGGAAGTCGGACCCACCGGCAAGATCGCCGGCGGCACGCTCGACCAGGAATCGTACACGCGGCAGGCGAAGACCTACGCGAAGATGTTCTCGCTGACTCGCCGCGACATCGTGAACGACGACCTCGGCGCGTTCGACGACCTCCGGAACCGGCTCGGTCGCGGGTCGATGAAGAAGTTCAACAACGTCTTCTGGACGAAGTTCCTCTACGACCACGCGACGTTCTACACGACCGCCCGCACCAACTACATCACCGGCGCAACGACCAACCTCGGCAGCGACGGTGTCGGCCTCGGCCTCGGGGTGAAGGCGTTCCGCCAGATGAAGTCTCCGTCCGCGCTCGGCACCGACGACGGCGGCAAGCGCATCGGCGGCAACCCGGCCATCCTCGTGGTGCCGCCGGAGTTGGAAGGCATCGCCGAAGCCCTCTACCGCAACCAGAACCTCGGAGCGGTCGCGACTTCAAGCGCCAACATCTACGCGAACAAGTACCGGCCGGTGGTGGTGCCGTGGCTCTCGGACACGGCGTTCACCGGCTACTCGACCACGGCGTGGTTCTTGTTCCGCAACCCGTCCGAAATGGCCCCGATGGTGGTTTCGTTCCTCAACGGAATGATGGCCCCGACGGTCGAATCGACCGACGCGGACTTCGATACGCTCGGCGTGCAGTTCCGTGGCTACCACGACTTCGGCTGTGACCAGTCCGAATACCTCGCCGGCGTGAAAAGCAAAGGCGCGGCCTGAGCACGAGCAACCCAACCGGGCGGCTCGCGTGAGCCGCCTTCTTTCAAATCACATTCGACGAGGTGTCAATCATGGCCGAAGCGACTCTTTACAAGGACCACGGAGCGATCCCGTGGACGGCGGCAGCGGCCACGACCGGCGGCACCGTCATTCAACTCGCCGACGGCCGTGCGGCTGTCGTTGCCGTGGACCTCGCAGCCGCCGAAACCGGGGCGGGCCAGGACGCCAGCGACATCTACGTCGTCGCGAAGACCACGAGCATGGTCTTCCTCGACGGTGGCCGCGTGTACTGGGACTACTCGGCGAATAAGGCCCACTACAAGAAGGTCAACGACCGCGACTTCTACATCGGCCGGGCCGTCGGCGATGCCGCGTCGGCCGACACGACCATGAAGGTCAAGCTCAACGCCCTACCGCAAATCGACATCGACGCGATCGGCGGCGAAGGCGGGTACCTTTCCGTCGCGACCGGCACGCAGGCGCTCGGCGGGTTCCTGCCGCCACAAGTGTACGGCAAGAGCCGGGCGTTGACGCTGACCGCCACCAGCGAAGTGCAGTGCGTGGACATCCTCTCGGTGGACAAGTTCGACAAGGCCGCCAACGCGATCATCGAGGCCGTCTTCCGCGTTGGCGCGAACGGTTCGACCAGCGCGGTGGACTTCAACGTCGGGATCGCGAACGGCACCAGCGCGAGCGACGCCGACGCCGTGACCGAACACGTTTATGCCCACATCGACGGGGGCGACCTCAGCGTCTTCTTCCAGTCGAAGGACGGCACGACGACCGTCTCGGCCCAAGACTCGACGGTCGATACGACCGCCGGTTCCGCCGTCGCGAATCGTGCCGAAGTCTGGATCGACACTCGCGACCCGGCCAACGTCAAGGTTTACCTGAACGGTGCCCAACAGGTCACCGGCAGCACGTTCAAGATCGACGCGGCGACCGGGCCTTTCGGCCTGCTGGCCCACCTCGAAAAGACGACCGGCACGGCAACGGCGGGGCCGATTTACATCGACCGTCTCGAAGCCCGATTCGCGGAGCAGTAATCGCGTGAGCGACATCGTCGTCCTCGGGATGCCGTGTTGCGACCGGGGGATGCCGCCGCCCGTCTCGGCGGCGTTCTTCGCACCGGGGCCGGATGGCTACCGCCTGGCAAGGAGGTGGGGCGTCGGCTCGCTGTTGGCGCGGAACTTCAACGACCTCTGGTGCTACGCGCTGAACCTGAAACGCAAGGGCGAACCGGTGACGCGGTTCGCGATGCTGCACGACGACGTTGGGCCGACGGAAAGCGATTGGCTCGCGACGCTGTTCGGCGAGATGGACAAGGGCGGCTTCGACGTGCTGAGCGTCGCGGTGCCCATCAAAAACGGGACGGGGTGGACGAGTTGCGGGCTAGGCGGTCCCTCACCGTGGCAACCGCTCTGCCGGTTCACGCTGACGGAACTCGCGAGGATGCCGGCGACCTTCTCGGCGGCGGACATCGGACACGCGGACAAGCCGTTGCTCGTGAATACGGGCTGCTGGGCGTGCCGCTTCGATGCGGATTGGGTGGAGCGAATCGCGTTCACCATCTGCGATGAGATTTGGCTGAACCCGGCGACGGACCAATACGAGCCGCGAGTCGAACCGGAAGACTGGCACTTCTCGCGGCAGTGTCACGCGATGGGCTTGAAGGTCGGCGTGACGCGGACGGTGACGGCCCGGCACTACGGCCAGCAGGGATACCCGAACGACGCGGTGTATGGAGAGCCGTTCGACACGGCGCTACTCGGCGGGAGCCTGATTGCGTGAGCAACCGATTCGCGACCGCCGGGGCCAGAATCGCGAGCCGACTGAAAAGCCGCATCGGGAACTCCGTGGCGTATTCCCGGAAGTCCGGCAGCACGACCACGACGGAAACGATTACGGCTTGGCGGGGCAACGAACAGGAAGACGTGACGAACCCCGGCGGGCAGGTTTCGCGGGTGGATTCGACCGACCGGGACTACCTGTTCCTAGCGACCGACCTCGCGATGGGCGAACCGCAGAAGGGCGACCGAATCGCGGACAACGGCGAGACGTTCCAGGTCATGCCGGTTCAGGGCAATCCCGCGTGGCGGTGGTCGGATGAGTCGCGATTGATTCGACGGGTCCACACGAAGCAGGTGTTCAACCCATGACCTTCGACACCATCCTCGAAATCGGCGACGCGATGGTCGCGAAGGTGGCAGCCGACTGGCAGCCGACGGGCGACGACGAAGTGGAATTGACGTTCCTGCCCGGCGTGGAAAATCCGGACGACTTCACGGGCCGCAAGGTCTGGATTGTCCCGCTTGCCGAAGAACAGATTGACGGCGGCACGCGGGCACTCGACCGGAATGCTTACACGCTGGGGCTGATTGTTGCGGAACGGTTCTCAAGTGCAACGGAATGGGGCCAGCCGACAACGGCATGGACGCGGGAACGAATCCAGTTCGTGACGCGACTAGCCAAGAAGTTGAGTCGGTCGCGGACGGAAGGGAATCTGCTGTTTCCTTCGCCGCTCAACGATGTGCTGGCGACGAAGTGGAACCAAGAGGTTGAAGTGGATTTCGACTCGCTCCGCGAGAAGTCGATTTTCTTCGCCCAAACGAACCTGACCTACGAGCGCGACGAGGCACAGGACGAAACGTGATTACCGCCGACTTCAAGTTGCTGTTCTTCGACCGTCAGGCCATCACGGACCCGGCGGAAAAGGCGAAGCTCCGCAATCTGTCGCGGATGGGCGCGTTCGTGATGACATCGGGCCGTCAGTCCATCAAGGACCGGCCCGGCGCGTCGCCGCCCGGCACGCCGCCCCACGCTCACACGGTCTTCAAGACGGCCCGGCCGGGGCTGACGAAGTCGGGCAAGCCGAAGGCCCCGAAGAAGTTCTACCCGTTCAAGGCGTCCATCCTGTTCGGCTACGACCGGTCGAACGATTCGACCGTCGTTGGCCCGCAGTTTCGCGACGGATCGCGGCGGAATCCGACGGTTCCGAAGCTACTCGAATTCGGCGGAACGGCTGCGATTCAATCGCGGGGCAAGACGGTCTCGGCACGGTTCCGGCCCCGGCCGTTCATGGGGCCGGCGCTCGAAAAGAACTTGCCGAAATTCGCCGGTCTATTCCGGTCATCCATCAGCGGAGGTTGATTCATGGCGGACACCGGCATCAATTGCAAGGCGTACTACAACGCGGGCAACTACGGCACGCCGTCGTGGACCGAGTTGAGCATCATCAACGACTTCCAAGAGAATTCGAAGACGATGACGGCCGATTCGAACTCGCGCGCGTCGTGGATCAACCTCAAAGTCGGCGTGAACGGCGACCTGTCATGGACCGGCAACATCAAGCGGGATGGCAGCGCGGCTCACCTCGTCATCTACAAGGCGATGAAGGCGAAAACGTCACTCGACATGCTGTTCCTCGATGGCGGCGTTGCGGTCAACAACTCGATGGGTCACCGGGCTGACTGTCTCGTCATCGACATGAGCAACAATCAGGGCCGCAGCGAGCGGCTGTTCGACTCCATCGAAATCGTTCCGACCGATTCGGCCAACCTGCCGAAGCATGTCATCGTCACGGGCGGGGTCATCACGATGGCCACGATGGGGACCGGCGCGGCACTGTCCTACTCGTAAGCGGAGGGTTGAGGGCGCATGGCGAAGTTCAAGGACGGGTCCGGTATTGAGCGGGAAATCAAACTCGATACCGGCCTCATCGAAGACGTGGTCGAAAAGCACGGCGTCGAACTCGACACGCTGTTCATGGAAGACGGCAACGGCGTGATGGAGTTGCTCTACGGGAAGCCCCGGAAGTTCGCGCCCATCCTCGCAGACCTCTGCCGACTGACCGGCGACGAGGCGAAGACGTTTGCTCGCGGGCTGAACGCGGAGTCGATGCAGGCGGCGCGAACGGCGTTCCTGGACGACCTCTCAAGTTTCTTCCTGCCCCCCGGAGCGAGGGGGGCGTTTCTGAAAGCGGTCGAAGAGGCCGGAACGAATTTCGACCCGTCGGGTGGGTCGGTCAAGCCTACCGAATCGGTGGCGGCATCCTCGGCCTGAGCCGGTCGGATATTCGGTCTTACACGCTGCGCCGGTTGAACGAGATGGCCGGGGCGAAGTGGGATTTCGATACGGGCACGGTGGCAACGGGGATCGGGGCGGCGTTCGCGGGCAAGGATTCGAAGCCACCGGAGAACCCGTTCGACGTTCGCGAGAAGCGACCGCTAACCGACGCCGAGAAGGCGGATTTGGAGCGGGCGAACGAGATGGAACGGCAGGTGAATTTGGAATTGGCACGCGGTCGAATCGAAGGGGCGTAATTCGATGGCACTGGGCGGCGGCAATTCTGGGGGCAGCGCGTCCGGCATCAAGGCCGGCTCGGCTTACGTTACGCTCGGTCTGAAGAACTTCCTGCCTCAAGATCTCCTCAAGGCACAACAATCCTTCGGCAAGTTCGGCGACGCCATCGGCAAGATGGGTCGGGCAATGGCCCTCGGCGGCGCGGCCGCACTGACCCCGCTCGTCGGGGCGATGTCCACGCTGAACGACGTGGCGAAACAGGGCAGCATCGCCAACGCGCTCGGCCTCACTTCCGAACAGTTTACCGGCATGGCCGGTGCCGCGAAAGCCGTCGGCAATAATACGCGGGAGTTCATCGAATCGCTGGTGACGCTCGGCAAACTCGGGACTGATGCCGTCGGCAATATCGGCACTGTTGCGGCCCCCGCGTTCAAGACGTTGGGGTTGAACGCGGAAGAGTTCATCAAACTTCGCACCGACGAACAATTCTTTCAGATGTTCGCGGCGATCAAGAAAGTCGAAGATCCGCTGGCCCGCGTCCGCATGTTGATGCTGGCGTTCGGCGAAGACGGCGGGAAACTGTTGCTCCCACTGTTGGACAAGTCGAACGAGGAACTTCGCAAGTTTGCGGCTGGTTTCGCCGTGTCTTCCGATGACATGGTGAAAGCTCAGCAAGCCGCGCTATCCTACACGGCGGCCACGTCCGCACTCGGCAAGGCGTGGCGGTCTGTCAGCATCGCGGCCGCGCCCATCGTGAAAATCCTCGCTGAGGGCATCGCCCAGGCCGTGACACCGTTCCGCGAATTTGTCAACGCGAACCGGGAAATCGTCGTCGGCCTGTCGCTCGCGGCGGGCGGCGTCACGGCTGTCGGCCTCGGCCTGATGGTACTCGGCCCGGCAATTACAGCCGTGGGGGTTGGCCTGTCCGGCATCGCTGCCATTGGCGCGACGGCCTTCGCGGCGTTGGGCACGGCGGTCGCAATCCTTACGTCGCCGCTAACAGCTTTGGCGGCGATCACCATCGGAGCCGCGTCTGAATTCACAAACTTGGGCGCCGTCGGGCAAAGTTCGATTGCCCGTCTAGCCGGTGTCGTGAATTCCGCGCTTCGGCCATCTTTCGAGAATGTCGTTTCAAGTTGGAAGGAAATTGTCGCGGCTATCAGCGACGGCGATTTGCAATCGGCTTTCGAAATCGCGTCGGCGGCAATTGAAATCGAATGGGTACGACTCACGACGTTTCTCGAAACGACTTGGGACGATTTTGCCAGCACGATTATTGATTCGTTTGATTCCGCCGTTATTGAGGTTGAAGAACTGTGGTCCGATTTTTGTGAACTTCGGTTCATCCGCATTTTGACGGGAGCGGCTGAAGGGTTCTGGGCGCTCACCGACGATTTAGTGGATGGTTTTGAGTGGCTGTCCGAAACGCTCACCGGAATTTGGGAAGGCGTCGCCGGGTTCTTCGAAGATCGTTGGAATAAGACCGTCGAAAACATCACGGCCGTATTTGATAACCGTTTTGGACGGATGATAAAGGCGGCGGCGGAAG